TTGGCATCTGGGGTGGAGAAGGAAAACTGTATTACCGCTACAGCGATCCAAGAACAGGGAAACAGTATCTGTTTAAGGACAGTGAAGTGATGCACTTCAAGACCTGGTACAGTTTGGATGGGTTCATGGGAGAGTCCGTGAGAAGCATACTGTCTCATACGGTTGATGGGGCAAATGCCAGCCAGAAATATATGAATCAATTGTACGAAAATGGACTTACAGCAAGAATGGCCATGCAATACACTGGAGATCTGAGTGATGAGAAAGTGAAAAAATTACAGAAAAAGTTCGCCGATGGTCTGTCGGGACCTCAGAATGCAGGAAAAATCGTGCCGGTTCCCATAGGATTGACATTGACTCCATTGAATGTAAGCCTGGCAGATGCTCAGTTTTTCGAATTGAGAAAATACAGCGCTTTACAGATTGCCGGTGCGTTTGGAATTAAGCCAAACCAGATTAATAATTATGAAAAGTCCAGTTATTCAAATAGTGAGACACAGCAGCTGGCTTTTTTAGTAGAAACCATGTCATACAGAATCAAAATGTATGAGGAAGAAATCAATGGAAAAGTTTTAATGCCGGATGAGATTGCTGATCAAAAGTTTTACAAATTCAATGAACGGTCAATCTTAAGAACTGACAGTAAGACTCAGATGGAAAATCTTTCAAAAGCTGTAAATAATGGAATATACATGCCAAATGAAGCTAGAGAATATCTCGATATGCCGGCAGCTGATGGTGGAGATGTATTGATGGTCAATGGAAATTATATTCCTATAACACAAGTTGGAGCCCAGTATACTAAAGGAGGTGAAGGAAATGCTGACGATTAATATCAAAGGAGACATTATCAGCAATGATGATAAATGGATATACGACTGGTTTGAAATGGATGCGACATGTCCACGAGACGTGACGGACATTTTAAACAGTGCTGCTGTGGATGAAGAAATCGAAGTGCTTGTGAATTCTGGCGGCGGATCTGTTATGGCAGGCCAGGAAATATACAGTGCCATTAAGCAGAAGAAAAATGTAGTAATTAAGATTCAGAGCCTGGCAGGAAGTGCGGCGGGGGTCATTGCAATGGCTGGAAGATGCCAGATAAGCCCTGTGGCAATGATCATGATACATAATGTATCTATGTCAGGAGCTGCCGGTGATTATCATGATATGCAGAAAAATGCAGAGATACTGAAGCAGATGAATTCGGCTATGGCAGCTGCTTATACAGAAAAATCCGGACGGCCGATGGATGAGATACTTAAGCTTATGGACAGAGAAACATGGCTTACTGCAAACCAGTGCCTTGACTATGGTTTCGTAGATGAAATTATGTCAGAGCAGCATAATCAGCAGTATACGAACAGTTATAATGGTATGTGGCTGACTGATGAGCTGAGGCAGCGGGCAATGGAAGAGAAAAGGTATGCCGAGGACAAGAAAAAAGAAGCAAGAGAGTTAATTGAGGATTTAGACATGTATGGAGTCTGAGTCCTTTATTTTATGTAAAGGAGAGCAAAAGAATGAACAAAAAATTATTAGAGTTACTGGATAAGATCAATAATAAAAAAGGCGAAGTGAGAAGCCTGGTTGATCAGGGGAAAATTGAGGAAGCAAAGGCAGCAAAGGAAGAACTCAAAAAGCTGCAGGATGAATTTGATATCCTGAAAGACCTTGATGATACTGAAACGAAAGATTTCGAAGATCATGTAAATAGAGGTAAGAAATTAGATAAGACAAAAGATTCAGTAAAAGAATTTGCCAATGCTGCCAGAAGATGTTTCAGAAACTCTATGAACGAAGGTACTGCGGCAGATGGCGGCTATACGGTTCCAGAAGATATCCAGACAAAAATCAATGAACGCAGGGCAGCGAAGTTTTCATTGGTTGATCTAGTTGATGTGGAAATGGTAACTACAAATAAAGGATCAAGAACTTTTAAAAAGAGAGCTCAGCAGAATGGATTTACAAAAGTGGGAGAAGGAGCAAAGATTCCAGCCGGAAATACTCCACAGTTTGAACGCATGGGATACGAAATTGAAAAATATTCAGGATATTATCCGGTTACTAATGAGTTGCTGGAAGATTCTGATGCAAATATTGCAGATGCTCTTATTATCTGGATTGGCGATGAATCACGTGTTACTAGAAATAGGATTATTCGAGAGGTGATCAAAGAAAAAGAAGAAACAGCAATCGCATCGCTGGATGATGTAAAGAAAATTCTGAATGTAACTCTTGGACAGGCATTTAAACCGACATCCAAGGTCGTTACGAATGATGATGGACTTCAGTGGCTGGATACATTGAAAAATGACAAAGGTGAATATCTCCTGCAGCCGTCTCCTTCGAATCCTATGGATCCGGTACTTTGCGCCGGCGCAACCAGAGTTCCTGTAAAAGTAATCCCGAATGAAGATATGCCATCTGATACATCAACTAAAGGAACCAGAAAGATTCCAATGATCATTGGCGACCTGAAAGAGGGAATTAAATTCTGGGATCGAATGAAAACGACATTAACTACTTCAAATACAGCAGTAGCAGGCACTTTAAATGCATTTGAAGAAGATCTGACACTCTTCCGTGCAATTGAAAGAGAAGACTGCAAGACTAAAGATGATGCTGCATTTGTAAATGGTGTTCTGACCATTACAGAAGCAACTGAATGATGGAAATGGAGCATGCCGGAAAATATGCCGGCATGCTTAGAAAAAGGTGATTAAATGCTGGAGATAGTAAAAAGCCGATGCGGAATACCAGAAGATATAGATATCTATGATACAGATATCCGAATATACATAAATGACTGTCTGGCAGATATGAAAGCTTCAGGAGTACCGGAGAAATTACTGGATATGAATGGCATAGATCCACAGGTGGCAACAGCTGTGACACTATATGTAAAAGCATATCTGGGAGATGACCGATCGGACACGGAAACGTATCTAAAACTCTACAGGCGAAAGGTATTCCGGTTGACTATGGAGGACGAATAATGTGGAACAGAAGCATTTCGTTACCGATAAAACGTACTGTGGATGAAGATTCAGAAGGTTTTGAGAACGAAGAATGGGAATATATGACTGGCATTAGAGCTAGTTTTAAGGATGCAACCAGACAGGATAAAATTTTAGCTCAGCAGGTTGGATATAATGCCAGTATGGTTGTGGAAATCGCAGCTTGTGCATATAATAATGCCCCATTTCTAATCGATGAATCGACCGGTGAGACATATGACATCAAACAGACGTTTCGACTGGAAAAATCCCGTATGATATTACTTACGGTGGAGAAGAGAAAAAATGGCAGATTTTAATATGTGTGGAATTGATGACCTCATGTCGGATCTGAACACACTGGATACTGACCGGATTGCACCAATTATGTTGGAAGAAGCCGTTCCCATTCTGGAAGAGAATGTAAAAAGAAGGACTGCAGCACATAAGGCTACAGGAGCTCTTGCTGAATCAATGAAAGCTTCAAAAGCGAAGCAGACGAAAGAAGGATACAGTATTTCTGTTCGGCCAACAGGAAAAGACGATAAAGGTGTCAGCAATATGGAAAAAGCCTGTTATCTGGAATATGGAACATCAAAACAAACGGCAACACCTGTGATCAGTCCGGCAGTAAGAGAAAGTGAGGAAGCTGTGGTTGAGAAAATGCAGGAAGCATTTGAAAGAGAGATGAAGAAACTTGGAGACTTCTGAAAAAATTGTCGCGGCAATAAAACCATTTGGAGTTCCATGTGTACCAGATCTGTATACAGGTGGAGCTAAACGTTTTGTGACATACAATTTTGCTGATGATTATGGAACTGATTTTGCTGATGACCAACCGGAAACAGTAGTAAACAGTATGCAGATACATTTTTTTATGCCAGCAAATGAATCTTATATAAGCTGGAAGAAAAAAATCCGCAAAGCTTTGTTTGATGCTGGCTTCACATTTCCGGAAGTTATCATACAGACAGAAGATGAGAATACTATCAGACATATGATTTTTGAATGTAGCATTGAAGAATAAAGGAGAGATGAATTATGGCATATATTGGATTAAGAAAACCGATCATAGCACAGAGAACAGGAGATGGAAAGTACAGCACACCATTTGTATTAGGTAAAGCGATTTCCTTAAATGTAACGCCTAACTACGCTGAAGGAAGTTTAAATGCAGATGATGGTCAGGCTGAATATGACAAGGAATTTAACTATGCAGATGTTACCCTTGGAACGAGTACGCTTCCTATTGAAGCACATGAAAAAATGTTTGGACATACAGTGAGTACTGAAGGCAAAGAAGTAACAATGAATGCAAATGATGAAAGCAGCTATGTGGGTACAGGATGGGTAACCGTTGAAAAGATTGATGGGGTACGTTTCTTTACAGCGAATGTTCTTGTAAAGGTAAAATACAGCGAACCATCTGAGGAATATTCTACAAAAGGAGATTCTATTGAGTATAAGACTCCATCTATTTCGGGCCGTGCATTAAAGGAAGACGATGGCACATGGAAAAAGGTCAAGCAGTTTGATACAGAAAAAGAAGCTCTCGACTATATTTATAAATTCTTTGGTGTAACTAGTTCTCAGGAAAGTGCCTGAAAAGAGAATACAGAGGGCTGGTAAGAATGCCAGCCCTGGAAAGGAACGAATATGCTTGGAATAAATATAAACCATATTGAATTATCGGGAGTAAAACTTCCGATCAGATGTGACATGCTAGTCCTTGAAAAGATTCAGGAAGACTATGGAGATATCTCAGAATTTGAAAATAAGCTGATTGGCTTTGAACCGATCTACAATGAAGACGGAAGTGCAAAAGTAAATGAAAATGGCAAGAGTGTTGGAAAATCGACACTGCCAGATATTAAGACCGTGCACTATGGACTGTGGGAATTTGTAAAAGAGGGAATTGAATGCAGCGAACAGGAAATAAAGTACTCTGAAAAAGATCTGATCCGGATGGTGGATATCAGTATTGGAGAACTGAGTGATCTGTTACACGAAGAGTTTATGAGATGCTTTAAAAGAAAAAACCAGAACCCCACGCAGAAGGAGACGAAGGAGAAAACACCATAAATTTTGCGTGGGTTATTCTCATTGGTCATGAAATAGGCTATACAGAAAATGAAATATCAAAAATGTATTTTGGAAAATGGTGTGATATGTTTGCTGAATATCGTAATTTCTATAATTTCAAGACCAAAAGGTGTCTTTTTGAAGAGAAAAAGGAAGTTTCACTTATGGACTTGTAAGACTACAAGGAGTATAATATAAGCAACAAGAAAAGTTTCGTATAATAAAAAGGGTGACTCTTTATGAATGGAAAGCAAAAAGCAATACGATGGATGAAATATCATGCGGGAAGTACGATTGTACTTGCTTTATTTGTATTTGTTGCATGCCTTGGAGGTTTTGATATGCAACCGGCATTGCTTATATTATCATTTGCAATAGCAGCAGTCCTGCTATTTTCTATAGAATATCTTTTTTGGAAAGCTGTGATATGGATCATGGGAGCGAGGTTTGTTGCAAATCTATTAAATGATCCGTGGATTATAAAAAAATAAGATCTGCTTACTGTGTGATGGTAAGCAGATTTTTTATTGCTAAAATAGGAGACTGAGCATGGCAAAGCAGAGAAAAATAGGTGCAATTATTGCGCTGGATGGAGAGAGAGAATTTAAGACAGCGGTAACATCGTGCAATAAATCACTGGCAACAATGAAATCAGAAATGAAACTGGTCAGTGCTCAGACGACAGGAAGTGCGAATACACTTGAAGCGTTAAGAAAAAAACATGATGTTTTACAGCGTACTTTAGATGAACAGGCAAAAAAAGAAGAAGCTGTAAGAAAAGGTTTGGAACATGCACAGGAAGATTATAACCGGGTAGGCTCTGAACTGGAACAGTATAAAACCAAACTGTCAAAAGCCCAGGAAACATTAAAGAAAATGGAAGAATCACAGGATACAACGAAGGAGGCTATGGCCGAACAGCAGAAGGTTGTATCAGAGTTATCTACCACTGTGGAGAAGGGCGAAGTTAGTTATCAGAAAGCAGAAAGCCGTGTACAGGACTGGAAGAAGAGTCTGAATAATGCTGAAGCACAGACAATCACTGCAACAAGAGCATTGAATGAGAACAGTGCGTATATGCAGGAAGCTGAAAAGTCTGCTGATGGGTGCGCAACATCAATCGACGCATTCGGAAAACAAGTCAATGTGGCAGCAGAAGCAACCGATAATCTGAATACTTCAGTCAATAAGATTTTTGTCACGGAAAAGATTGGCGAGATTGCAGACAATATTTCCGGAAAGATGCGTGATCTGGCTTCCAGTGCATATGATGCGACGAAGGAATTGGATGAAGGCTATGACACCATTGTCACCAAGACCGGTGCAACAGGAAAAGCATTAGATAGTCTTCAGGAAAGTGCAAATAATGTTTTCGGGGACATGCCTGCAGATATGCAGGATGTCGGAACAGCAATCGGAGAAGTAAATACACGTTTTGGACAAACCGGAAAAGTTCTGGAGGACACATCAAAACAGTTCATGAAATTTGCTGAAATCAATGGTACGGATCTTAATGAATCTATCGATGTATCTGACAGAATTATGGAACAGTTTGGAATCACTACAGAACAGACCAGCGGATTTCTTGGATTATTGACACAGAGAGGACAGGAAACCGGAAAAAGCGTGACTGAGCTGATGTCACAGCTGGATTCTAATGCGGCATTGTTTAAAGAGTTAGACCTTAGCGTGGAAGAATCAGCCAATTTACTTGCAATATTTGAGACAAATGGTGTTGATGCTGGAGTTGCATTAAAAGGACTGAAAACAGCTACAAATAATTATGCAAAAGAAGGGCTGAGTGCAAGGCAGGGACTTGAAAAGACAATTGACAGGATTAAAAAAGCGAAGACTAGCACAGAAGCTCTTGCATTGGCACAGGATACTTTTGGAAGCAAAGGCGCTCAGGTCATGGCTGATGGAATCAGAGAGGGCAGGATCAGCCTGGATGATTTGTCGGATTCTATGGATAACTACAAAAATGTAGTAGAGGATACATTTGAAACTACATTGGATCCATGGGATAAAGCAACTATAGCGGCAAATAATCTGAAGACTGCAGGTTCAGAATTAGTAGGAGAGTTTTTTGAAGTGTTAGCACCAGCGATTGATTCTGCTACTGATACAGTAAAAAAGATTTCGAAGGAGTTTCGGGAACTACCAGAACCAGTAAAAGAAGTTACAGCAGTTGTTGGCGCAGTAGGAGCTGCGGCAGGAATCGCCGGACCACAGATCCTAAAGGTATATAGTGCGGTAAAAACACTAAA